CTACGATTTTGAGTGGGATAACGAGAAGGATTTATCAGAAGAAACTAGACGAGCTTTTGTAAATCTTTTTAATATAGAAAATAATGATGCGTTATTAGTAACAAAATTTTTAGTAGGCATTTGTAAATGGCAAGATCAAACAGAATATAATGATCCTGTTATAGAAGCAAAGATGAATGCGTTACGAAATGTAATATTAAGTATTAAGAAACAAATTAACATGAAACCCATAGAGGAGGTCACTAATGAGTGAAGAAGAAGTAGTAGAGTCTACTGAAGAAGTAGTTGAAGAAGTCGCAAAAGAAACTCCAGTTGAAGAATCACCAGGATCATTTGTTGATAGTATGTTATCACAAATTGATAATGAAGATATTAAATCAGCAGGATTTTGGAAAAACCTGGAAGGTAAAGATGCTAACGAAGTTGGAATGTATATTAAAGAACTTCAGAGCTTTGCAGGTAAAAAAGGTGATATTCCGAAGTCAGATGCTTCGCAAGAAGAGTGGGATGCTTTTTATAATAAACTGGGTAGACCTGAAGATGTCGACGGATATGATTTTACCATTGGTGATGAGTTTACTAAAGTGGTTGGAGAAGAGTCAGCACCTTTCTTTGAAGATGCAGTTGAAGAGTTTAAAAAAGAAATTTTTAAAATAGGTGCAAGTGCAGATCAAGCTGAAAATTTAGTTGATTGGTATTTAGGGTTTGTAGCTAATAGCATTGAAGAAGACAATAAAGCTGTTGAAGAAAATATGCAAGCTATGGAAGCTGAACTTCGTAAAGAATGGGGTGACAGTTATGATGGCATGATGAATGGTATTGAAGTTATGCTTGAAGCTAATGGTATGCCAAAAGAAAATATTGAGTTTGCAAAAGAAGCTGGTTTATTAAAAGACCCATCATTTGCAGTTGCATTAGGAAGAATAGCTACTAAATTTGGAGATGATCCGGAAATAGGCCATCATCAAACTAATACTATGGCAGGTGTTCGTGATCAACTGTTTGATGTTGAACAAGAAGTTAAAGAATATCTTAAAACAGGTAAACCAATTCCTAAACATATATCAGACAAACGTATGGACCTAATGAATAAGTTAGGTGAAAATTTGTAAAGTTTTGTCTTGACATATATAAGTAGCATATAGTAATTATTTTTTTAACGAAAGAGATAACCTATTTTTAGACCTCTGTAAGTTAGCGTCAACCCAGACGTAAACTGGCAGGCAAGACCTCCTTTTGGAGATAATCAGAGCCGATTAGTCGTGTAAATTAATTAGCCAATTATTAAAAAAGGAGATATAAAATGGCTTCAACTAGTATAACAACTGCATTCGTAAAGCAGTATGGTGCTACTCTAGATTTACTTACTCAAACAATCGGTGGTAAATTTAAAGGCACTCACCTTGAAGAATCTATTGAAGGTGAAGAAAAATATTACGATCAGTTAGGATCAGTTATTGCTGACGAGGTTACTTCTCGCTATGCTGATTCTCCTGAAAATGACATATCTCACGACAGACGTAGAGTTACAGCTACTGCGTATGACGTTGGGTTGATGTTAGATAAGTTCGATAAAGTTCAAATGCTTGTAAATCCTGAATCAGAATATGTTCAGCAACAAGTAACTGCACTTATGCGTAAGTATGACATTGAGTTCTTAAAAGGATTATTTGGTACTGCACAAACTGGTAAAACAGGAAGTGGTACTGCTGATCTAGCTGCTGCTAATAAGATTGCTCACAACAATACTGGCTTAACTATTGATAAGATTGCTGAAGCAAGAGAGATTATGGAAACTAATGGAGTTGATCTTTCTGATCCATTAAACAAACCATATCTTGCTGTTAGTCCTAAAGCTCTACAAGACTTATTGACTAACACAACTGTTGCTGATAGTGACTTTAACACTATTAAAACATTAGTTAGTGGTGATATGAATACATTCTATGGATTCGAAATCATCAAGTCTAATCAGCTTCCATTTATAAATGATGCAAATGATGCTGACGGAACAAACCATATTGCAAACCTTTCTTGGGGAGCATCTGACGATCTTCCTGTTGCAGCAAGTGGTGGTGGAACTACTGCTGGTAAGAGAGCTTGTGTTGCATATACTCGTTCTGCCGTGCGTCAAGTTACTAATCCTCAAATTATGACAGAGATTAGCAAGCGTGACGATAAGAGATTTAACTACTATGCTTACTCTTGCATGAGAACAGGTGCTGTTCGTATGGAAGAAAAGAAAGTTGTTCAAATCGGTGTCAAAGAATCAGGTACTAACGCAGGTTAAGGGGGATAATTAAATGGCAAACATACGTTCAAATGAAGTAATTGAAGTATATGGTGGAACAGCAGGTACTGCTGCAGATGCTATTACTGCTTCAAGTGCTAAAGATGGTGACAACAAGTTATTTGATGCTACTACTAATGCTGCTAAAATTAAAGTTGCTAAATTTACTATTAGTAATGGAAGTAACACAGGAACAGGTGATGTTCTTGATGTAGCAGTTCTTGGAAGTAATGCAACTGTATTAAACCTATCAATCAATGGTGCTGCTGCTTTAAGTAGTGGTACTACTGTAGATTTAGTACCAGCAATCGATGGAACAACTATCGGTAAAGCTGCAGGTATTGAAGGAACAGAAGGTCTTAATGCTGCATTCGCATTAGAAACAGGTTGGCAACAAGCAGAAGTTGCTGCAACAGACATTGGTCTTGTTACATTAACAACTGCAAATGCTGGTCTTGATGCAAGCAAAACATTTAGTGGAAAAATTTTCTACTACGTCAATGACTAAAAAGTAATATCAGGTGGCATCTAACTACCTTCTCGGTTAGTATAAGTCCACCATTTTTTAAGGATAAACATGGCATTAGGTAAAATAGAAATATGTAATCATGCACTTCTTAAAGTAGGTGCAGACACAATCGCTTCACTTGATGTTTCACAAGCCACAGATGATGGCGTTATTTTTTCTGCAAAACTTTGTAACATTCTTTTTGATCAAGCATTAGTTGAAACATTACGAAGTTATAATTGGAACTCTGCAACTAAACGAGTTCAGCTTACCAGGTTAGCAGAAGCACCCGCTTTTAAATATCAATATAAATATGCGTTACCTATAGACTATGTTAGATTAATTAATCTCTATGCGTCTACAGAAGCATATGATGACACAACAGAATGGTCTATAGAATCAGGAGAAGTATTAACAGATTATGATGCTGCATATCTTAAATATGTAGCTAAACCGGAAGATGTTAGTGTGTTAGACCCATTAGCACAACAAGCAGTTATATGTAATCTAGCTATGAAACTTGCTGTGCCTATGCATCTAGATGAAAAACTTAAAAACAATTTATTGACAGAATTACAAACAATCATACTACCTGCTGCTCGTAGTATCGATACAATAGAAAACAAAAATTGGGACAACGAAGAAAGCAATTTCCTAGTATCAAGAAACTACAGTTCACCAATAATATAGGAGATAATCTTGGCTATAAGTTATATACAAGCATTTAACTCTGGTGAACTATCAAGAAAAATGGATGGTCGTTCTGACCTAGAAATGTACAAGACAGGTTGTCGTGATTTAGATAATTTTTATGTACTATCACAAGGTGGAGTAGAAAGACGTAGTGGTACAGAGTTTATTGCTAAAACAAAAGGAGTAAGTAGTGCTGGTGATAAACCTGTAAAACTTATACCTTTTGATTTTTCTGCTGATACTAATTATATTGTTGAAGTAGGTATTGGATATATTCGAGTATATAATTCTGATGGTACTCAAGTATCAGATAGTGATGTTACAGGTACAGTTCCATATACAGAAAGTGATTTACCTGACATACAATCTATTAGACGATTTGATACATTAATATTAACACACCCAAACCATGAGCCAATTAAATTAGTTCGTGCTACGATTGCACCTACATTTACTGTTGAAGAAGTATCTTTTGTATATCCACCTCTTATGGACCAAAACATTACGGCAACTACATTAGCTATAAGTAACGCAGCAGTTGGTACAGGTAAAACTCTTACAGCTTCTACAGCTATATTTGATGAAACACATGAAGGATCAACTTGGGCAATAGATCATGTTAGAACACCTGCACAAAAAACAGTTACAGCTGAATCTACTGCAGTAGGAGAAACATCATCATCAACATTAGATGTTAGTTTTAGTACATGGAATGTGCAAACAGATGGTACATTTTTAGGGTCAGTAAAAATACAACGAGATAAAAATGATGGAGCTGGATTTTTAGATTACATTGTACTTGGTGATACTACAGGTGGTACAGCACGAAACTTTAGTTATTCAACACCTATAGCAGAAGATGGTAATACACAAATAAAATTAGTACATGATTTAGATAATAGTAATCCTGGTACTATTAAATATGAAATGCAAGCTGATGAAAACTTTACAAAAGGATTAGTAAAAATTACTGATGTTGCAAGTAGTGGATTAAAAACAACAGCAACAGTAGAAGTACTATCACCGCTTGGTGGTACAGGTACAACAACTACTTGGAATGAAGCAGCATTTTCAAACTTTAGAAAATTTCCTGCAGCAGCAGAATTTTATCAAAACAGATTATTTTTTACAGGATCAGAAGATGAGCCATCAACTATCTTTGGGTCTAT